AAAATAAAAATTATAATTGGATTGTAGATAATATAGCTATTAGTTATGAAAGAGGATATATTGATATTCCAAAATGGCCAAATTGGTGGGAATTACAACCTATTCCTTGTATTACTTTAGACGAATTTTTTTCAAAACATAATTTAACAAAAGTAGATTATTTAAAATGTGATATTGAAGGTCACGAAAAATATGTGTTTAAAGATGTAAGTCAAATTACGTGGGATAAAATCCAAAAAATATTTTTTGAATACCATGAAGACACAGAAAATTTAACAGATGAACAAAGAAATGATGAAAGAATAAAATTTTGTCAATTTTTTGTTGATAAAGGTTTTAATAACCATCATGTAGATTTAGGATATTATCAAAGTTTTATTTATTTTTGGAAATCATGAAAGAAGTTTTAATTAACGAATATAATAATACTAAAATTTTAAAAATACCTTTTAAAAAACCTGAAAATACATTTAATATTAATTTTGTAGATGGTGCTTTTGTTGAAGTTTTAGGTCCTCTTCAAAAAGAATATGTTGTAAAGTTTATTAATAGTAAAACAAATAGAGTTTTATTTGAAAATACTATTAGTAATAATATGTGGACTAAACCTAATATAAAATATTTAGTCAAATGGCGTATTGAAATATATGATAAAGAAAGTGGATTTAAAATTTTAGAACATAATTTTAATCCCGATGGAAAAAAAATTTATATCCATTTAGACTCAGGAGCAGTAGGAGATACATTAGCTTGGTTTCCTATAATTGAAGAATTTAGAAAAGAAAATAAATGTAAAGTTGTTTGTTCTACTTTCCATAATGAATGGTTTGAAGCTAATTACCCAGAAATAGAATTTGTTAAACCCGGTACTAAAGTATTTGATTTATATGGTATGTTTACTATTGGATGGTTTTATGATGATAAAAAAGTAGTATTTGATAGAACACCAATTGATTTTAAAAAATATCCTTTGCAACAAACAGCAACAGAAATATTAGGAATGAAATATAGAGAAGTAAAACCTATAGTTACAACTCCTAATAGAAAAACAGATATTAAAGATAAATATGTTGTAATAGCTCCCCATGCTTCAGCACATGCTAAATACTGGAATTACCCAGGTGGGTGGCAAACAATTATTGATTATTTAAATGATAAAGGATATAAAGTATTAATGCTTACTCAAGAACCGTTAAATGATGAATGGCATGATTCTAAACTTGGTGGAACATTAACAGGAGTAATTGATAAAACTGGAGATTTACCATTAGAAGATAGAATGGTTGATATTAGAGACGCAGATGCTTTTATAGGATTGGGTAGTGGATTAAGTTGGTTATCATGGGCATTAAATACCCCAACAATTTTAATATCGGGATTTAGTTATCCATATACTGAATTTCAAGATTGTGAACGAATTTATCCTAAAAATCCTCAAACTTGTAGAGGATGCTTTAATCGTCACTGGTTAAACCCAGGTGATTGGGAATGGTGTCCTGACCATCAAAATACTTCACGTCACTTTGAATGTACAAAAGTTATTGAACCCTCTCAAGTAATTGAATCTCTTAATAAACTTTTAGGTTTTTAAAAATAAATTAAATATTTATTATGGACAAGTTTTTATCACCCGAAGAGTTATATTTAATAAAAAGACTAAGTAATCAAAGAGAAAAAATAAAATCTCAACTTGGTAATTTAGAATATGAATTACAATTATTAAATCAAGAAAAAAATAAAGTAATTCAAGAGTTATATATTTTAGAAGAAAATTTTATTAAAGCTGGAAAAGAATTACAAGAAAAATATGGCGAAGGAGCTTTAAATTTAAAAACAGGTGAATTTAAAAACAATTAACTTTTAAAAATTTTTAATATATTTATAACAAAATAAAATAACTCATAAAATGGCAGAAGCATTAATATCACCCGGTGTACTTGCAAGAGAAAATGATAACTCATTTGTTTCTCAAGGACCTATTAGAAATAGCGCCGCTATTATAGGCCCTACAGTAAAAGGTCCCGTAGAATGGCCTCAAATTGTTACATCATATAGTGATTTCACAAACAAATTTGGATCTACTATAACAGTTAATTCAACTCCCGGAACAGGTAGTGGAAATGTGTATAGTTTCTTTACCTCTATTACAGCATTTAATTTCTTTGCTAATGGTGGCGAAACATTACTTGTAACCAGAGTAGCCAGTGGATCTTATTCCTCAGCAACTTCTTCTTTTATTTCTGGTAGTTCAGCAGGATCAATTGCTAGTGGTAGTGCATTTACTTTAACTACATTCTCTGAAGGTACTATTATGAATAGTACTAGTGCTGTAGATATTAGTGGTTCATTACTTTCAGGTTCAATAGATAATATTAGATTCCAAATTGCTAATTCAAATACATCCTCAGGTACATTTGATTTATATATTAGAAGAGGTGATGATAATACAAATAATCCAATTATATTAGAAACATGGACTGGTTTATCTTTAGACCCATTAGCCCCAAACTTCCTTTCTAAAGTAATTGGTGATTCATATGAAGAATTAGATACTGTTAATAACCAAATGGTTTCTTATGGTAATTATAAGAATAATTCTCGATATGTTTATGTATCTAGTATTAATCCTGCCTTTTTAATGGCTAATTATTTTGATAATAATGGCACTCCAAAAGCAGCATATACTCCTTTTATTCCAGCAAACTTACCAGTAAGTGGAACATTTGGTTCAGCTATAGGTACTATAACAGGAAGTGCTAACTTTTATGATACAATTGACGGTACAAATACTCAAGGATTAGTAGCAAATAACTATACAGCTTCAGTAGCATTAATGGCTAATCAAGATGCTTATCAATTTAATGTATTAACAATTCCTGGTTTATATAATTCTGATGCTAATTACAATGCTGTTTTAACTAATGCTATCAATAATACTCAAAACAGAGGTGATAATATCTTTGTAATGGATTTAGTACCTTATAGTTCAAGTGTTGCCGCAGCATCACAACAAGCAAATCAAAGAAATACTTCATATGCCGCTTCATATTGGCCATGGGTTCAAACAGTTGATCCAGATTTAGGTCAATTAGTATGGGTTCCAGCTTCA